TTTTTTTCTGTTTTATATGCAGCCATTTTTTCAGGCTCGCTTAAATCCAAAAGCTGTTTTCGTATTACATAGCTTTCAATGTAATCACCGCCTAAAAAAATCGGCAAAAATCGTTCATCGCCATTTTTTAGCCAAAGCGGATGCACATCAAGCGCATATGACAGTTCTATGTCGTATGTTGATGCAGCCTGGTCGCCGCGCTCTATTTTTGAAATGGTGCCCTGCTTAACGCCTGATTTTTCGGCTAATTCTTCCTGTGACCATTTTTTATAAGTGCGCGCGGCCTTAAGTCTTTGCCCATATTGCGGATTCATGTTTGGCAAATCTAATACAAAAGTATTGGGTTGCCAAACTACCTTAGTATTGACTTCTCTTACTACCTGAGTATTATTGTGCATCATGAATACTTCCCAAGCTAAAGAAATTGTGAAAATCAGCGTCGCCCGCGCCGTTGTTTTGCTCGGCTCTCAAACCAAGTTGGCCGAAAAAGCCGATCTTACCCAAGGGGCAATCGGCAAATATTTACGCGGTGACGCTTTACCGACAGGACCAACAGCGAAGCGATTAGTGTCCGCTGTTGATGGCGCTCTTAAAAAGAAAGATTTCGCGCCTCATATTTTCGACGATTAACCACCGCTAGCAGGCCGGTAGCCTGCCCTCCTGTGCTCTGGCCCGCTTCGGCGGGCTTTTTTTCCCGGTGCAGGCGTTAGAAAAAAGCATATTCCCGAGCGCTTAGCCTGGCTATTGCGCTGAAGGGCAATGACAAAAATGACAGAACAGGAGCGAGACGATGAGAAGGCGTTTTGATTGGGTTGATGTGTTAACCGTGTTGGTTGCGGCGTTGTTGTTGATAGGCGGGGCACTGGGATTGCTGTGCGTGGCGTCGGGCATGGGAATTAAGTTTGTGGGGAAACAGTTATTGGATGCGTTGTTGGACAGCATGAAGAAGCCGTCATGATTATCGGGTTAGCGGGTAAAAAACGCAGCGGTAAAAGCAGCGCGGCGGAGACGCTGGAACATATTGGTTTTGATGTGCTGAGTTTTGCGTACACCTTGAAACTCATGGCGCGCATTTTGATGCGCGACTGCGGCATGAATGAAGAACAGATTAAAGCGGCTCAGCAAGACAAGGAAGCGGTTATCGCTGTGCTGGGGGTTTCGTATCGGTCTTTGTGTCAAACGCTGGGCACGGAATGGGGCAGGCAATGTGTTCATGGTGATTTGTGGGTAATTGCCGCTCGGCATCGTGTTTTGATGTCGATGGAGGATCATCAGGTTTTTGAAGACGTGCGCTTTGAAAATGAAGCGACGATGATTAGAAGCCTGGGCGGGCAGATTATCCATGTGTCGCGGCCTGGGTTGGTGTTGCAAGATGACCACGCCAGCGAGGCGGGCATTGCGTTTGTGCCGGGCGATATTGAGCTGGTGAACGATGGGGACTTGGACAGCTGGTTTGACAAGGTGGCGTCTGTTGGGCATCGGTTGACGAAGTAGCCATGGCTAAAAAGATCGACTTTGCGGCGATTAATCATGCCGCGCTGGCCAGTTTTAGGACACTGTTAAGCGAGTGGCTACCGGGCGGCGAGTTCTCAGGTTCTGAGTATCGGGTGTTGAATCCTACCCGTGCCGACAACAAGAAGGGTTCGTTTTCTATTTCGACCAGCAAAGGGGTTTGGATGGATTTTGCCAGCGGTGACGCTGGATCTGATCCTGTTTCTTTGTGTGCGTATCTATTTCATAACAATGACCAAGGAGCTGCGGCGAAGGAGCTGGCCGAGCGTTTGGGCATTGACGGCAAAGCCAACACGCGGGGCCCGGTAGTTCGGGCGCAGCATCAAGCGCAAAAGGCGGGCGCGCATTCGGCGCAGGCTAAACCCAGCAATGATTCCCCTTGGCAGTCTATTTTACCGCCGGCCCATGCGCCGGAACGGCATCAGGCGCACCCGGTGCGGGGTTTTCCGGATGCGGTGTGGACTTATCGCGGCTTGGATGGCGCGGTGCTGGGGTATGTGTTTCGGTTTACGACCAGCGACGGCGGCAAGGAAATTTTGCCGTTGACTTGGTGCAAACATAAAACTACGGGTCGCGAAGAGTGGCGCTGGATGCAGTGGGCTTTGCCGCGGCCCTTGTATGGCCTTGAGCGGTTGACGATTGCCGACATCGATGACCCGAAACGGGAAATGCCGGTGCTGATTGTGGAAGGCGAAAAGTGCGCGGACGCGGCGGCCGCCCATTTGCCGGGGTATTCGGTTTTAACCTGGTCCGGTGGCAGTAAGGCGGTGGATAAGGCGGATTGGTCGGTATTGGCCGGCCGTCGGGTCATTATTTGGCCGGATTGCGACGCCCAGCGCGACAAGCACACCGAAGAACTGTTACCGGAAGACAAACAGCCGGGGATGATGGCCGCTTTGAAAGTAGCGGAACTTTTGCGCGCGCATGGTTGCCCGGTGGCGATTATGGCGATTCCTAAGCCAGGCGAAAAGCCTGGTGGTTGGGATGTAGCCGACGCGATTGCCGAAGGCATGACTACAGCTTTGGCCGAGTACATCAATCTGCGCGTGTCATTTGCGCCGGCAGCTGCCGAACTGCCACATACCCCTAGTGCCGCTTGCGCTGGCGGCAGGGGTTATGGCGATGATTCCGGTCGCAGCGGTGGCGAACCACCGGGCGATGGGCCGGATAGTGCGTGGTATCACGCTCTGGCGAAAAAGGCGCGCGGGGGTATTGAGCCCTGCCGCAGTAACGTGGCGAAGATTTTGACGATGCATCCCAAGTGGCGCGGGGTGATCGGCTACAACGAGTTTGCCCACCAAATTGAAAAGCTATTGGTGACACCCTACGGCGGTGACCAGGGCGCCTGGGAAGACCGTGACGATTTAGCGTTGGATACGTGGTTTGCTGATCAAGTGGATCTGTTGATTAAGAGCATGGCGACGATTGCGGAGGGGGTTTCCCATGCGGCGAACGCCAACCGCTATCATCCGGTTCGCCAGTACTTGGAAAACTTGCCTATTTGGGACGGTACGCCACGCCTTGACGTGTATCTGGCATGGATAACCGATAACGAGCGCACGGATTTTTTGCGCCTGGCTGGGCGGTATTTTTTGATTGCGATGGTTGCCCGGATTTTTAAGCCGGGTTGCAAGTTTGACTACATGCTGGTTCTGGAAGGTAAGCAGGGCCAGGGTAAATCCAGCTTTTTCCGGATATTAGCGGATCCGTGGTTTTCAGAAACGCCGTTCGAGATTGGCACCAACGAAGGCAACATGGCCATACAAGGTGTGTGGCTGCAAGAAATGGCCGAGATGGGCATGTTTAGCCGGTCTGAGGACACGGCGTTTAAGTCGTTCCTGGCCATTGCTAAAGACAAGTTTAGGCGGCCTTATGATCGCCGGCCGGTGGAAGCGCCACGGATTTGTATGTTTGGGGGCACCACTAACCTCGATCAGTATTTGAAAGACCAAACCGGCAACCGGCGTATTTGGCCTGTTAGATGTGCAGAGGTTGATACCGAGTGGTTAAAAGAACATCGAGAGCAGCTTTTCGCCGAAGCGATTGTAGCGTTTAAGGCCGGCGAACGGTTTTACCCTACCCGGGAAGAAGAAGAACTTTATTTTGTGCCTGAGCAAAACAGTCGGTTGGCTGTGGACGGTTGGGAAGAATTGATTGCCCTGTTTATCAGCGACCCCTCCGAGCGCTTGTGTAATTTTTACACGCCGATGGATTTGCTGATTAATGCCTGCAAAGTGGAAAAGAGCAAGATTGACGAGGCCAACCGGATGACCTCGAGGGTGGGACGGATTATGGCGAAATTGGGATGGGAACGGGTGCGAGAGACGGAAGGACGGTTTAGGCGCTGGGGTTATGTCAGGCCCGCGGCAGAACGCGTCAGGAAGGAGATTTTTAGTGATCCTTCTGCCGATTAGCGCCCTCTCCCCGCGCCCCACGCCCACGCCGTTCGCGCGGTGCAAAACAGGCTTGTCGACGTACCTGTTTGTAAAATGGCCGCAGATACGTTTTGTTAGGGTGAAATCAACCAAAGCTAGGAAACACGCGGGTTGTAGACGTCATACTTTAAACTGGTCCAAATCCACCCGGACGTCTACAGGCCACGGCTGGCGTGGCTTGTCCGGGTGGACCAGTAAAACTCGCGCGCGCGCACATGTGCACGCGCGCGCGGCATTAATTAGCTACCTATACCGAATTAGTTTCTACGTTTTTTTTATTAATTTTACTGGTCCACTAGGACAAGCCAGAGAATATAAGGGCTGTAGACGTCCGGGTGGATTTGGACCACTTTTCTACTGGTCCAGTTGCCGCCAATTTACCGAAGAGAGGATTTTATGAATTGCGAAAGCTGTAGGTTTTTTTTGGATCGGGAATTTGAAGAACCCATGTTGATGGGAATGCATGGGCAATGCAGGAGATTCCCACCGGTTTTTTTTGCATCATCTCTTAGACCTGTTTTCCCGCCTGTTTTTGCTGAATCTTGGTGTGGCGAGTATAAGCCGCGTGATGCAGTAATTGGTGCCGATGAATTGCAAAAGGTTATAGCTGATTGGCTGAAGTCACAACGTCATGACGCTTTCACGTCTGATGACATCTTGTTTGATTTAATAGCGCTTGGTCATTTACCTGTTGGATGCGACGAAGCCAAAGCTAACGCGTCTATCTGGCGAGCGATGGCGAATCTGGGTTACAAGCGAGTTAGGGGAACAAGAGGGGCTTGGCGTGCTTGGTTTTATGTGCCAGCTGAGGATGATGGCCATGACTGAGATTTTAGAAAAGCGCGGGTATCGAGATCCGCTGGATGTTTTGATTGCGATTGAAAGCGGGACGTGTGCCGGTTGTCGACATGAGGCCGAGCAGTGGGATGTGGAGTTTTGCGAGCTGGGTAATGCGTATGGCCGCAAGTGTAAGTCTTATGCGGAGGTTGAAAATGGCCAGTCCTAAACTGATTGCATTGTTATGCGCCGGCTCGCAGATGGGCAGCACGGGCGGCGGGACGAATCGGGCGGTGTTGTCGCGGTCTGAGCTGGCGGGGTTGTTGTCTGGGGCCAGTGAAGCGGCCATGGATTTTGCTTATGCGGCGTATGCCTTGGATTTGGATGCTGAGCGGATGTTAATCGCCAGGGTGCGGGTGGCTGCGGCCAACCTGGCTAATGCGCAGAAGTGGGAGATTGTGAAGGGGCGGCCTACTGTGTCTAACCTGTCGGCAATTGCGGTGTTTGAGGTGGTGCGGCCGTTGGTGCATAAAGAGTGCGGCGGCGTGGGCTGTCGGTTGTGTGGGATGACTGGCACCAAACTGCTATCGGTGCGGACGATTGCGGCGGCGGCTGGGTTGAGTAAGGATGACTTTCATCGGAACTGGCAAGATCGCTATCGGCAGATTTTGAAGATTGTTTGTGAGTTGGATGCGGAGGTGCAGGGGGTTTTGGCGCGGGCGGATAGCGGTAGAAGAGAAGCGCTATGATTTATACTGCCGACAAAAAATGCCGCTGTGTTTTGTGCGACAAAGATATTCCGGCCGGCCATAAGTACTGGAAAAAATCAGATACATCTGGCAGGCAGCACCTCAATTGCTGTGATTACGAAACGCCTATTGCGGATGCGGCGGCAGAGAAAGATTTACAAAGTCAGTTAGCGCGCCTGCGGGCTGAAATGTTTTAGTTTTAAAAAATTGACACTGCGACAAAAAACAGCTATAAATTCCCAAAATAGCAAAAGCCTGCCCGGAGACGGAGCGGGCTTTTTTTTCGGATTTTTTTCACTCGCTTTACCAGCGCGATTGTCGTGAGTCTGTGTCGATGTTTGAGCATGACTCTATGTTTACATGATGCGCGAAAATAGCTAAATCCTGCCTGTTCCAGTTGTAAATCAGTCGTTTACTGTGTCTTTTTGTTTACATTTTTAGTGCTCTATGAAAATCGTCACGCCTGATATGACTCTCGATGAATTGCGCGAGATGGTCAGCGACCGCGAGTATCAATTTTGTTTGAACATGTTGCTGACGGTTAACCAGACTAAAGCGGCGATTGATGCGGGTTTTTCTGAAAAAACAGCTAGGCAACAAGCTACTCGCTTAGTGACTACTCGTCCTGAAATCCGGCGAATATTGGCGTTATTGCGCGCTGAACGGGAAGATCGTCTGCAAATTAGGCAAGACAACGTGCTAAGGCATGTGGGGTACATCGCCTTTGCTGACCCACGCAAAGCCTACGACGAAAATAACCGACTGCTGCCGCCATCCGAATGGCCGGATGAAATCGCCTTTTCTATTTCCGCGATTAAAACGACTGAGCTGCGGGATGCTGAAGGCAATTTGATCGGGCATACCAACGAGATTAAGTTTTGGAGCAAATCCGACGCGCAGTTATTGGCCGCGCGTCATCTGGGCATGTTAAACGATAAAGTTGAAGTGTCTATGGCGGATAAGCTGGTCGAGCGTTTAGCCAGGTTGAATGATCGATCCAGTTGATCAACTGCTGGATCTGATTGTTGAGTGTCGGCACGATCCACACAAATGGAGTTTAGTCGCTTGGGATTGGGAGTTTGGCGACTTAAAGAACTTTAAGGGGCCACGGGCTTGGCAATCTGAGATTAACTGCACCATCCGCGACCACCTGAGCAATCCGGAGACGCGATTTGAGCCGCTGAAGATATCGGTGGCGTCTGGCCACGGTATTGGCAAGTCTGCCGAGCTGGGGATGTTGGTGAATTGGGCGCTGTCCACTTGTATGGACACCAAGGTGGTGGTTACTGCCAACACCCTGCCCCAGTTGAAGACTAAAACTATTCCCGAGATTAAGCGGTGGAATGCGTTATCGATCACTGCCGATTTGTTTGATACCAATGCTTTCGATATTCACTCGAAAGCGCATGAACTAGATTGGCGCTGCGATTTTGTGACTTGGAGTGAGCACAACACCGAAGCCTTTGCCGGTTTACATAACTTAGGCAAGCGGATTGTGGTGATTTTTGACGAAGCGTCGAAGATTGCCGACAAGGTGTGGGAAGTGACCGAAGGGGCGCTGACCGACGAAAACACGGAGATTATCTGGATTGCCTTCGGTAACCCGACGCTGAATAGCGGGGCTTTCCGCGAGACTCACCGCAAGATGCGGCATCGTTGGGTGCATAAGCAGATTGATAGCCGCGATGTAGAGGGCACCAATAAGACTCAGATCCAGAAATGGCTGGAAGACTGGGGCGAAGACTCTGACCCGTTCAAGATACGGGTGCGCGGCATGTTTCCGAATATGTCGGCCAAGCAGTTTATCAGTACCGAAGACGTCGACGTGGCGTTTAAGCGGTACGTGCGGCCTGAGCAGTACAGTTTTGCGCCGATTATCCTTACTTGCGATCCAGCATGGGAAGGCGATGACGTTCTAGTCATTGCGCTTCGGCAAGGTCTGTACTCGAACATCCTGCGCGTTATCCCAAAAAACGACAACGACGTGCAGATTGCCAATATCTTGGCAAATCTGGAAGACGAGCACGGCGCTGATGCGGTGTTTATTGACGGCGGCTATGGCACTGGCATTTATTCCGCCGGGCAAACCATGGGCCGGGATTGGTTGTTGGTGTGGTTTGGGGCTAAGTCGTTAGACCCTGGCTGCCTGAACAAGCGCGCGGAGATGTGGAAAGCGATGCGAGACTGGCTAAAGGCCGGTGGCGCCTTACCCGACGATAAAGAATTGTATGACGAGCTGATGGGACCGGAAACGGTACCCAGGGCAGATGGCAAGATCCAGCTGGAAAGCAAGCAAGACATGAAGCAGCGCGGCTTACCATCGCCTAACAAGGCCGACGCCTTAGCCTTGAGTTTTGCGCATCCGGTACAAAAACGGTTTAAAAATCCACACGGTCGAACAAAGTCCGCCGGCGAACAACGGCGCGATTACGATCCTTATAAATCACGATGAGAATATCCATGAAAGTTTACGTATTTGGCGTGATGCCGGTTAAGTTGCTTTGCGGCGGTGGCGGCGGTACACCCGCCGCGCCCTTGCCGCCACCTCCTCCCGCACAATTGGCAAAAACACCTGACGCCCCTACGGTTAGGGCTAACACCGCCACGCAGAACATTGGACAAGGCGGCGGTGAGGTTAAATCGACACTGATTACCGGCGGCATGGGCGATACCACGGGACTGGATAAACTCGGCAAGAAAACGTTGTTAGGCCAAGCGGCGACAGCTGGCTAATGGACAAAGCACAACAGCACAATAATCGCTGGTCTGCGCTTAAACAAGAACGTTCGTCCTGGCTTGCGCATTGGGAGGATATTTCCCGGCATTTATTGCCGCGTTCCGGGCGGTATCTGCTGACTGATCGCAACCGGGGCGAGAAAAAGCACAACCTGATTTTAGACAATACCGGCACCAAAGCCTTGCGTATTCTGGCGGCGGGCATGATGTCCGGTATGACTAGCCCATCTCGGCCTTGGTTTAAGCTGTCGGTAGTTGATCCTGATCTTGCCAAGTATCAGCCGGTGAAAATCTGGCTTGGCGAAGTAACCACCCGCGTGCAGGATACGATGGCACGCTCTAATGTGTATCGGGCCTTGCACTCTTTGTACGAAGAGCTGGGCGCGTTTGGTACGGCGTCGGCGTTTGTGGCCAATGATTTTGAAAACATTATCCACTTGCACACGTTTACTGTGGGTGAATATGCCATAGCGACCAACTTTAAAGGCGAAGTTGATACGTTGTATCGGGAATTTGAAGTAACGGTTGGGGCGCTGGTAAAAGAGTTTGGCTTAGAAGCTTGCTCTGTTGATGTGCAAAGCTGTTATCAGCGGGGCGACTATGACAAGTGGGTGACTGTTTGCCATGCCATCGAGCCACGTACCCAGCGCGATACCAGCAAGCGCGATGCCATAAATATGCCGTGGAAGTCTTGCTACTGGGAATCTGGAAAAACCAAGTCTGTGTTGCGGGACAGTGGGTTTAAATCTTACCCGTGCGTGTCGCCACGCTGGCTGACATCAGGCGGTGATATTTACGGCAGTTCGCCGGCTATGGATGCGCTGGGCGATATTATGCAATTGCAATCTGAGCAGCGCTCGAAAGGCAAAGCGATTGAATACCAAGCAGACCCACCGATTCAAGTGCCATCGAGCATGCAAAACCGCGAAGTAGATTTTTTACCCGGTGGCGTGACGTTTTACGATCCTATATCCGGCCCGCAAGGCATTAAAACGGCATTTGATGTACGGTTGGATATTCAAAGCTTAGGTGTAGATATTCAAGACATTCGCGGCCGGATACACGGCGCGTTTTTCTCTGACGTGTTTACCATGATCAGCCAACAAGACGGCCGGATGACCGCCACCGAAGTGATGGAACGGCACGAGGAAAAGATGTTGATGCTGGGCCCGGTGGTTGAGCGATTGAATAATGAATTGCTCGATCCGTTAGTAGAAACCGTGTTTGAAAGGCTATTGTCTGCCGGCGCATTGCCACCACCGCCCGAAGAATTGCAAGGCAGTGATTTAAACATTGAGTACGTGTCTATCCTGGCCCAAGCGCAAAAAATTGCGGTGGTGAATAGCGTGGATAGGTTAGTCGGCAGTATCGGACAAATATCCGCGATTAAACCGGAAGCTTTGGACAGATTCGACGCAGATTATTATGTGGAGATGATGGCCGACAAGCTGGCCGTGGATCCTAAACTGATCGTATCCGCCGAAAATGCCGCCCTGGTGAGACAACAACGCGCCAAACAAATGCAAATCGCCCAACAGCAAGCGGCTATCCAGCAAAGTGCTGAGATGGCCGCCAAAGTAGGCAGTTTGCCGACGCAACCGGGCACGATGGCCGGTGACTTTATTGAAGGGCAATTCCGCCGCGCATGAACATAGAAGATCGTCCTACCCTGGCGCAACAACGCGCACAGGCTGAACAGTCGCGCCTGTTGCAAAGCTTAAACGATGCCAAAGACCTGGAAACATTGCTGACTATGCCAGAAGGCCGGCGGTTTTTGCGCCGGGTGTTGGCTTTGTGCGGCTTGGGTGCGATTAGTTATGTCCCAGGCGATACGCACGCCACCGCGTTTAAAGAAGGCCAACGCAATATTGGGTTGTGGCTGGAAGCGCAATTGCAAGCCCAGCCTGTTTTATACCTGCAATTATTAACCGAGATTTACCATGACCGAGCAAACGCAACAAACACAAACGACTGACGCCACTACTGCTACCTCCACGGTAGATAGTGCAGCGACAACCGCAACCAGTCAAACAACCACGGGCACTGATGCTGCCGTAACTGATACCGGCACCAATACCGAATCAAATCAAACCGCTGCTGAGGCCGATGGCACTAAGACCGGTGCGCCCGAAGATTATGCTGATTTTGAATTGCCGGAGGGCGCCTTACCTGACCCGGAATTAATGACCGAGTACAAAAAAGCCGCGAAAGAAATTGGCTTAACTCAGGAACAAGCGCAAAACCTAGCGCAGATGGGCGCCAAAATGGCGGAAAAGATTACCGCCCAAGCCATGGCCGCTCATGAACAACGCGTCGCCAACTGGGAAGCGGAAACCAAAGCTGATCCGGAAATAGGCGGCGAACAGTTGCAGGCTAATCTATCCGTTATCCCACCCGTTTTAAAAGCTTTCGGCTCTGAAAACCTGGTCAATTTCATGAATGAAACCGGCATTGGTAATCATCCGGAGTTTGTTAAATTTTTCGTCAAGGTCGGTAAGGCCATGTCTGAAGATACATTGCTGCCGGGCGGCAGTACCACACCAGGCGGCCAGAAAACCCTGGCGCAAACTCTTTATCCCAATATGAACCCTTAGGAGGTTTTCATGGCACTTTTAAGCGCTGGACAGTTAACGCTGGCCGATATGTCGAAACGGCTGTCTCCGGATGGCAAAGTCGACCCTATTGCCGAGCTGTTATCACAACAATACGATATTTTGGAAGATATTGTTTACAAGGAAGCTAATCAACCTACCAGTCACGTTGTCAGCGTCCGTACTGGATTGCCCGGCGTTTACTGGCGTGCGTATAACCAAGGCGTGCCATCCAGCAAGTCGACCACTGCGCAGGTTACAGAACCTTGCGCGATGCTGGAAGCCCGCTCCCACATCGACGCGAAGCTGCTGAATCTTAATGGCAATAGCGCCGCGTTTCGTTTATCTGAAGAATCGCCATTTATCGAAGCTATGTCACAAGAGATGGTTGGCAAGCTGTTTAACGGCAATGTAGGCGTCGATCTTAAAACGTTTTCTGGTTTTGCTACGCGTTTCAGCTCTACGTCTGCCGGCAATGGTCAAAACGTCATTCTCGCCGGTGGTTCTGGCTCCGATAATGCCTCCATGTATTTGGTGGTTTGGGGTGAGCAAACGGTATTTTGTCCGTTTCCAAAAGGCTCAAAAGCGGGTTTGCAAAATCGCGATCTGGGTGAAGAGTCTGTGCAAGACGCGTCTGGTAACTACTATCAGGCCGCACGTTCCTTGTTCCAATGGGATGCCGGCTTGGTGGTGAAAGATTGGCGCTATGTGGTGCGAATTGCCAATATCGACGTATCGGATTGGGTAGGTGTGACCGGCACCCAAGCGGCTACTGCATCGACCAACTTGATCAAGTTGATGATGCGCGCGATTGCCCGTATCCCTAACTTCCAAATGGGCCGCGCGGCGTTTTACGCCAACCGCTCAATTCAAGAAGGCTTAATGATCCAAGCGCTGGAAAAATCCAGCAGCGCATTGGGAATTAAAGACGCCTTAACTCAGTTTGGGCAAACCATGAAACAACTTGAGTTTATGGGTGTTCCAGTGCGTGGTGTTGATCAATTGGGCATCGCCGAAACTTTGGTATCTTAAGGAGTCCACATGATTACCGACGCATTATTACAATTATCATTCGCGCAAGCGGTTACCTCCACTGCGGTATCTACTAACACCATCGATTTAAGCCAGGCGCGTGATATTGGCCAGGGCGGTGATTTGTATGCCGTGTTTACCGTTGACGAAGCAGCGACGGCATCAGGATCCGCCACTGTGACGTTTCAAATTATCAGTTCGGCGGCGGCTAATTTATCTTCGCCCACGGTGTTGATCGAAACTGCCCCTATTGCCAAGACTGAATTGACGCTGGGCCGTGACCCGATTGCTATTTGCATCCCGGAAAGCTTTTTGGCTGCTCAGCCTATCGGCCAACGCTATCTTGGCGTGCAATACACTGTCGCCACTGGCCCTTTGACTGCCGGTAAGTTTTCTTGCGCTATCACGGATAGCGAAGTATCGGTTGGCAAAAACTATGCATCTGGCTTTAGTGTGGTGTAGATCATGCTTGAATACATTGCACATACCAAGACTTGGCTAAGTCACGAAAACCGCATGGCCGAAGCCGGCGAGAAATTTACCACCACGTTTCCGGAAGGCATGAAGTTGTCGGGGAATATTGAGTTGGTAGGCGGTCAGCGTAAGCCACGCAGACCTAGGGAATCCGCGCCGGAAATTATTACCGGCAACGACGACACGGGCGCTGATGATACTGGCGGCGAGGAAACCGGCGGCGACGATGACGGTAGTAACTGAGCTGGGCAAGCCAGAAATGTGGGCGAATGAGGGCGGGCTTTATGGCTTAGTCATCTTCGCCCTTTTTGTTGTGCTGTTGTTTTTGTTTGGCGTGTTGTTTTTTTACGCCAGGATGCTGCCGAAGGTGTTGGATAACCATCGGTGCGACCTGGAAAAGATTATGGATATGCACGCCAAAGAACGGTTTGAATGGGGTCGGATAACCGACTCCAGGCAACAGGAAAGCAATATACGACAACAAGAAACTAACGCAGCCATTAACGCGATGAACATGGCAATCAACGCCATGGCTGTGGCACTTGAAAAAATCGCCCGCCGCCATCGGGCCTATGATGATGAAACGGCAGAGGTGGATGATGAGCGGGTATAAGACGGGGAATACGGCGAATTTGTATGATGAGAAAACGGGCGCGCCTATTGGCCTGATTGGCTTAGATGGACGCGAATATAAGTCATTAATTGATTACAAAAAAGGGCTGACCATTGCCATTCTTGGCTGCTCTACTGTTCATTACGGAGCGCCAAAGAATCCAGTAGGCTTTGCTACATGGTCCATTGGTGACACAAAAGTCGCTGGTAATACGGTTATTCCTAGGCAAGTTGATTTGAGCGCAGGATTTTGGCCTCACCTGTATTACACCTGTATGCAAGGCGGTGTTGTTGGTGAGCTGGAACCTGTTTGGCCGACAACTATCGGAGAGACCGTCAAGGATGGCAATGTTATTTGGCAATGTACCGATGTGCGGACTAATTTTGATGTAAATGACACGCCAGCGTGGGGGGTTAATCACTGGAATATAGCGCAGCAACTAAGTGGGCAGCGATTGGATGAGATTTACATCAACGGACAATCAGGGAAAAAATGTCAAGACATCCTTAAATATCTTGATAGAGCTATAAGCAAAAACCCTGATGTAATTTATCTGTCACATATGTTTGTAAACGATGCGGGCGGGGTTTCGTCTCTTGCAGACATTCAATCAGATTGGGATGCTTTCGAGGCGGCCGTTGATAAGTGCCGAGCGGCTGGGATTAAAGTTATGACAGATACTACTTTGCCTAACGGTGCTATAGATGTATCTAACCCATTAGTGCCTTTTACTGGGTATACGAAAGGAAACGGCACAAAAGCCTGGAACTGGCTAAATGCAAAGCTGAAAGAGCTGGCAAGGCTACGCACTGATGTGATTTTGTGGGATGCTGCTGGCGTTTATCTTGATCCAAACAATGCGTCAACTATTGGTCCTTGGCCTGAAAACACTGTCACCTATTTGGTTGCATCTGGTTCCAACAATAAAAAAACAGATGGCGTACATGGCTATATTTCAGGCATGTACTTACTGGGCGCTTCATTGGCTCAAGTTATTTCAGACAATTTTCCAAAGGTTAATCGATTCAGTATGTCTAAAGACGATTGGGCGATTAGTATCAACCCGCTAAACGGCGGCACTGGCACGCCTTCCGCGCCTGGCACAGGAACAACGGCGGCTAATATGTCATTGGCATCTAATGGCACTGTAAACAGCTCGGTGTGTTCTCAAGTGGCAAGAACAGACATATCTGGTAACTGGGTGCAGGTCGTTTACGATGCAAGTGCGGGTAACACAGTTCAATATAGCAACACAACTGGAGTAAATGTTGGAGGAAATTTTAACGTGGGCGATAAAATTCAAGCCTTCGGAGAGATTAAAGTTAATGCTAACCCGACATTGCTAAAAAATGTTTATGTGGCATCGCGCTGCTCGGGCGGCACTCCTGGCTTTAGCAACTCAACAAAACTAGCCTCAACCGATCAAGATTTGGGTCAGATGATAACGGTAGATCAGGTTTTTACGCTTAAAGATTTGCCACGCAAGATTCCGGCTGGCACCACGACAATCTCGCATTATCTATATGCTGAGTTTCGCGGCACTTCAGTTGGCACGGTGTCATTTGGGCGTCTTGGTATTAACAAAATTGGCGCTGTTCAAGCGATTGCATGATAGCTGCGGCTGATTTGATTAGTACAAGCTTAAAAAGATAAACCAATGACAACCCAAATCGACATCTGCAATCTCGCTCTGGGCCGCTTAGGCGACGAAGCAACCGTATCCAGCATTGATCCGCCGGACAACTCCGTCCAGGCCAACCATTGCAGCCGTTTATACCCCATTGTTTTGTTAGCCGCGTTGGACCAACACAATTGGCGTTTTGCTACGCGGCGGTTTTTATTGCCGACGCGCAGTAATGAGGCCGACGAGTGGCAGTATTGTTATGGCATACCATCCGATTATGTGAGCCTGATTAAGTTAACGACTGATGGCATTGATGAAGTTGACGAGTACAGCATTGAAATTGCCTCTGATGATACCCAAGTACTGTACGCCAATGTCGAAGCGGTAACCTTGGTTTATTGTTCGTCTGACGTATCGCCCGCGCGTTTCTCGCCGGCGTTTACTGAGTATTTTTCGGCATTGCTGGCCAGTCATTTGGCTGGGCCATTGTTGAAGGGTGACGTGGGCGCGTCTGCATCTGGCAAGTTTCTGGAGTTATCGCGCGCTTTGCTGGGCCCGGCTATCGAGCGTGATGGGCAAAATTACCGGAAAAAGTCCGGTTATACGCCTAAACATATCGCTGCCAGACAATAAATGGCAACGACACGGGTTTTGCGCAATGCCTTGAGCGGTGGGGAAATTTCCCCGCGCCTGGCCGGCCGGATGGATGTTGCTAAGTTTCAAACGGGATTGGCGATGTGTAAGAACTTTATTCCTTTGCCGCATGGTTCGGCGATGAACCGGCCGGGCACGCGGTTTGTGCGAGAGACTAAGACGTCAGCGGCGGCGAGTCGCTTGATCCCCTTTGTGTTTAGTACCACGCAAGCCTTTGCCATTGAAATGGGCGCCGGGTATTTTCGCTTTCATACTAATGGCGGCACTTTAATGAGTGGCGCATCGCCTTATGAAATTAGCAACCCGTATGCCGCCGGGGATTTGTTTGATGTGCGGTTTACGCAGTCTGGCGACGTTATCACACTGACACACCCGACATATGCGCCAAGGGAACTCAAGCGGATAAGCAATTTAAACTGGACGCTAACCGCTATCGCCTTTGCTTCACAAACCCCAGCGCCAACCGGGGCAACGGCGATAGCTACCACGGCCACTCCTGGCACGAATAAAGATTACAACTATAAAATCACAGCGCTGAACAGTCGTGGTTTTGAAGAGTCTTTAGGCTCTGCGGTGTCCAATACCGTGGCCAACGATCTAACCATTCAAGGCAATTACAACACGATCAGCTGGGTGGGCGTGAGTGGCGCGACCATGTACAACGTGTACAAATCGGCGAATGGGGCATGGGGTTACATTGGGCAAACGGCGGCCACGTCGATGGTTGACGACAACATCATTGCCGACATGACGCGCACCTTGCCGATTAACGAGAATCCTTTGTCCTCGGCGAACAATTACCCGACTGCGGTGGGTTATTTTGAACAGCGTCGAGTATTTGGCGGCACGTATAGCGAACCGATGAATGTTTGGACCACGCAAAGCGGTTCTGACTACAACATGAATTACACGATCCCTAGCCAGGACAGTGACGCATTGCGGTTCCGGATGATGGCTAATCGATCAGACATTATTCGGCATATCGTGCCGCTGCAAGATTTGGTGATTTTGACCGCCGCTAACGAATGGCGGGTGTCATCGGGGAATACCGGCGTGTTAACGCCCGCCACATTGGTGATTAAAGCGCAGTCGCAAAACGGCGCATCCAACGTGCAACCGGAAGTAATCGGCACACGTTTGATTTACGAGAGTGCGCAAGGCGGGCACATTCGAGAGCTGTTTTATGACTGGCAAAGCCAAAGCTATCAAACCGGCGATTTAAGCTTGTTGGCTACGCACTTGTTTGATCGGCTGACTATCCGCGACATGGCCTATAGCCGCGCGCCGTGGCAAGTGTTGTGGTGTATCAGTTCCAACGGTAAGTTGCTGGGCATGACGTATGTGCCCGAGCAGGACGTGATGGGCTGGCATCAACACGCAACAGACGGCGAGTACGAAAGCTGTTGCACGATTACCGAAAACGGCGCGGATGTGCTGTATGTCGTCGTTAAACGCACGATTAACGGCAGCACCAAACGCTACGTGGAAATGCTGGATTTACGCAATCCAGCCAGCCAATCAGATGCTTTCTTTGTCGATTGCGGCCTGACTTACAGCGGCGCGGCGGCTACCGTGATCAGCGGTTTATCGCACCTGGAGGGCAAAACCGTTTCGATCCTGGGTGATGGGGCCGTTATGGTGCCTAAAACTGTGAGCAGTGGACAAATCGCGTTAGAGCATCCCGTGGCAAAAGCGCAAGTGGGCTTGCCTATCACGGCTGATTTAAAAACCCTGCCAACATGGTTTCAGGATCCTACGATGGGCCAAAGCCGGGTTAAGAATGTGAATAAAGTCTGGGTGAATGTGTTGGATTCCGGGCCGTTTTGGGCGGGCCCGAGCGAAGACAAATTGACACCTATTAAGCAACGCTCGTTTGAGCCACCAGGCACGCCGCCGGCTTTACGTTCTGGAGAGGTAGATTTGGTGGTGGCTGGTGACTGGAATCAAACCGGCCAAGTGATGATCAGGCAAACGGACCCCTTGCCGATTGAAGTGCTGTATATCGCGGCTGAAGTAGCGGTGGGCGGTTAAGCATGTGGCGATTGTTATGGCTTGCCTGCATGCTTTTTGCATCGGGATGCTATCAGCCGCCGGCTACTCAGCACATTATTAATATCACCCCGCACAAAGACCCAAAACACCCTATTCCCCCACCAAAAGGCTGGATTTATGAGGCTAAACGATGATGTACGTATTTATATTTATCGCGCAGATGGCTTCTTCGCTTTTGCGAACATCATCAATTATCGCGGTTGTAAAAAATAATCGAGTTAAATTTTTGACCGTTACAGCAATCAGCGACTTATTGTTTTACTCAGTAACAGCCAGCGTAACAAAAATGGTAATAGATGGCAGTTATTTATCAATCGGCTTTGCTGTATTTGGCGGAATATTTGGCAATATAATTGCTGTAGGAGTTAAAAAATGATGTTTTTACGCTGGTTTTTATATTTTATTCCGCATTTTGCCGTATTTCTAGCGCGCTACCCTGCCGCACCGTTGGCAATCTTGTTTTTCAGTTCTGATGATAAGCGAACCCTAACCGGTTGGCGCTGGTTAGTGACCATCGACAATGATTTAGGTGGTGATGATGATTGGCGTAACAAGCATATTAAACCGGGCAGTAATCCTTATAGCTTTTGGAATCGAATGCGTTGGTTATGGAAAAACGGCGGAAATCGGTTTAACCACGAAAGACTAGGCATGCCAGTTGATAGCTTATTTGTCTGGATGCATTCACAGCAACAAGCTAATCAATCGTTTTGGCAACGCTCGGACGGGGTTTGGCAATGGCGAGCAACAAAAAAAGTATTTGGTCGGATGTGGACGCCTTATATTGGTTGGGCGCTATTTGGCGCCAAAAATGGCATATGCAGTTTTAAAGCGACTTTTCTGCGGCTTGAAAAAATCGATTGATACCGGATGCCAGGATTAATACTTCGACAACCTATTGAATCTGACATTATCTATCTGGCCGAACACATGCGCGACGTCGACAAAGCCGAGCTTCTGGTGACCTACGGCCAGGAGCCGGAAGAAGCGATAAGAGCATCATTAAAGCGCACCGAGCCTTATTACCAGCTAACCGCAGAATATGACGGGCAAATGCTGTGCATGTGCGGTTGTGCGTCGATGTCGCTGGTGTCGCCTGTGGGTTATCCCTGGCTGCTGTGTACCGATGCCATGAGCAAACATATCAAGCGGCTGACGATTCACGCCAAACCTTGGCTGGCTATCATGTTGAACCGTTGGCCGATGTTGACCAACGTAATTGATGTTCGCAATCGAGACACCATGCGCTGGCTGGCGTTGCTGGGTTTTGAATTTACCGACACCACGCCGCTGGTACCGGGTTATCCGTTGCGGCGGTTTACGATGCATAGGGCAATATGAACGCTTTACAACAAAATACCAATACCAGCATCGATTATCGACAGGCTATTCAAACCGCCGAAGATGTTATGAAGACTTTGCCGCAAGTCACATTAGAAGTGGTACATCATTTTTCGCCGGGTATTTATGCGCGCGAGATCCGGATACCCGCCGGCGTAGCGTTAACTGGGCACATTCATAAAACAGAACATTTATGCATTATATCGGCCGGATTGATTGAGATTGCCGATGATAACGGTGTGAAGCTGATTTGTGCGCCTTATACCTTTATTTCAAAGCCTGGCGATAAAAGATTGGGGGTAACTTTGGCCGATACCGTTTTTACAACCATTCACGCAACTGATAAAACCAATATAGAAGAGCTGGAATCTGATTTGGTATGCGCTTCTCATGAAGAATATGAACGATTTTTCATTGAACAAAACAAGATTATTGAGGGCATTCAATGAGTTTTGCTATCACCGCCGTCGCGATTGCCGCCATTGGTGCCGGTCTAAGTGCCTATAGTGCATCAGAACAAGCCTCAGCTCAAAAGAAAGCCGCCAATTACCAAGCCCAAGTCGATGCCAATAACGCCAAGATAGCCGCCTGGAACCGCAGCGATGCTTTGCAACGTGGCGAGATTGATGCCCAGAACGCCATGCGTGAGCAATCGCAGCTGGTAGGTAGACAGCGGGCAGCATTGGCGGCGAATGGGGTGGATGTGACGCAAGGCTCGGCACTGGATCTATTAGCCAGCACGCAGTTTTTAGGCCAGCAGGAAGTCAACACCATCCAAAGCAATGCCGCGCGGGAGGCTTGGGGTTATGACGTGCAAGGCAGCAATTACCAAAGCAGTGCCGGGTTTGAGCGTTGGAAAGCGAAAAACGCCAACCCTGGCAAAGCGGCGGCTATGGCCGGCGCGTCTTCGCTGATCAGTTCCGCGTCGATGTATGCCTCTGCAAAAAAGGCCGCGTAAGTTATGGCATTAAAAGTACCTGTTGCCGATGTTGGCGGCACTAAACAAGCCGGTTTGCCTGGGGTAAGGCAGCAAGGCAGTTTTACCGCAGCCGACTTTACCAATCAAACCGAAATGATGGGCTTAGAGGCGGCGAGCAATGCCCTGCAAAACGTGCAGCGCGTGTCGATGTCGTTAATGGCTAAAGAGATCGATGATGCTAATCGCTTGCGAGTTAGAGACGCTGCAAACCAGTTAACCCAGTTTGATCAAGATTCTGCCTTTTCGGAAAACGGTTGGCGCAACCAGACCGGCGCGGCGGTGTTTAGCCAGGAGAACAGCAAACCGCTGACTGATAACGTGCTGGAAAGCCGCCAGGAGCGCATCAATACCTTGATGCAAAGCTTGGGCAACGATACCCAGCGCTTGGCGTTTAAAGAACATGCGGACAGTACCGGGCTGCAATTGCGCGGGCATTTAATGGGCCATGAGGCCGAGCAGCATCGTGTTTACAAGCGCGGTGTTCTGTCAGCCGGCATTGATAGCGCCTCTCGCAATATGGCGTTGTACTACAACGATCCTGAGCAATTGCGCACCTCTATCGACAGCATTGCCCAATACAGCAAAGATTTGGGCCACCTGGAACACGGTAGCGAAGAGATAGGCATTGAGAACGGTAAACGGCAAATATCCAGTGCGATAAGCGCCGCTATCGAAGCCAGCTTGGCCCAAAGCGACCACGCCAGCGCCACGCGCATTCTGCACGACTTCAGCAAAGACATGGACAGCAATTCCATGTTGAAAGCGTACAAGCTGATCACCGACGAACAAGAGCGGCGGACCGCCTTGGACGTTGGCCAAGTCGTGATTGGTGAACTGTATCCACGCATGCAAACCGGCGACGGTGACCGGGCGTTTAATATCTTATTGGGGGCGGAATCCGGCGGCCGGCAGTTTGATAAAACCGGCGCGCCTATTACCAGTCCGAAAGGCGCAACAGGCATTGCCCAAGTCATGCCCGACACCGGTCCGGAAGCGGCCAAGTTGGCCGGGGTGCCTTGGGATGAAAACCGCTTTAGAACCGATGCCGATTACAACATGGCTTTAGGCAAAGCTTATTTTGGCAAGCAGCTGACCGATTTTAAAGGCGACTTGGCCAAGGCTTACGCGGCTTACAATTCCGGCCCAGCGGCCACACAAGCGGCCATTATGAAAGGCGGCGCCAATTGGCTGGCCCAACTACCTACCGAAACCCAACAGTACGTCAGCAAGAACATGAACGCCTTCGCCGCTGGCCAAGGCCAATATGAGCGCCCTACCTTGCAAGATGCCCAACAAGCCGCCCTGGACAAGCTAGGCCCAAACCGCAGCGCGTCTTTGGAAAAAGAAACCTTGGCCGTGGTCGAAAAGCACTACAACGAGCAAACCAAAGCCATCAAACAGCGCGAAGAAGAAGCCACGGGCAATGCCATGCGGCAGATATTAGCCAACGGTGGCAAGTGGTCAGACTTACCGGCGCAAGTGCGCGGCCAGGTGCCGGTGAATGACGTTGAAAAAGTGATGAACTTTGCCAAGCGCGTGAACGCCGGCGAACCTATCGAAACCGACTGGGGCTTGTATTACCGGTTTAAAACCGACGAGCGCTTATTGATGGGCAGTAACTTGATGGCCTTCCGCGACAAGCTGGGCGATTCTGAATTTAAGCAGTTGACCGAAGAACAGCAAAAGCTAGGCAACCGCAGCGAAACCACCTTAACGCAACTGCGCACACCCAAACAAATCATCGATCAATTCATGGTCGAGGCCGGCATTGATCCCACACCCAAGGAAGGCGACAAGGACGGCGCGGCCAAAGTGGGCAAGATTTGGAGCACGTTTGAAAACCGAGTGAAAGCCGCCGAGCAGGACAAAGGCAAAAAGCTGGATAGTGAAGAAATGCGCAAGGTGGCGGCTCAATTGTTTACCAGCGTTAAAGTGAAAGGCTTGTTGTTCAGCAGCGAAAAGCCGGCGGCCTTGGTTGATTTAAAAGAAGTGAAAGTACCGGACGCCGAACGTAAAGCGATTATCGACGCCTGGCGCCAAGCTCGCCCTGATCGGCAAATTACCGAGCAGGATATTTTTACCATGTATGCCCGGAATAAGGGCTTGATGTAACGCATGACCCAAGGCGAAGCGGATAGGCTGTGGTTTTTGCAGTTCTTTCCGGATGCCAGTGAAAACGATATTGAATGGTTTTTGGAACGCGTCGGTATCCGCTGTGATAGCGGGTTTAATTCTATGCAGGCGCGGAATTTGACGCATAGCGAATTTTTAATAAAGAGGAAGATAGCCCATGAGTGATAGTGAAATTGAAAAAATGATTGTTGATAAAGGCCTGACGGCTCCGCGCGTGACGCCTGGAGACATCGAGGCGAATATCAGCGAGGAACATTATTTCACAGGTGATGCAGGACATGATGCTGTTAGGTTTTCGTGGCTTTTTGCAGACCATGAAGACCCGTTAGAGCTTGCAGCCGCAAGGGAATTGCAGGAGCGAGCGAGTGTGATGAGTTTATCTGCAATTCGGACTGACATTGATATTGCAATGGGGCGGGACGGGAACAAATGGAGTTTTGATTCATTAGGCCTTTTGACGTACTGCACCTTGGTCTTGCAAAACGGTTTCACTGTTACAGGCGAAAGCGCATGCGCTAGCCCTGAAAACTTTGACGCAGAAGTGGGCCGCAAAATTGCGCGGCAAAATGCAATCAACAAAATCTGGCCGCTGATGGGGTATGAATTAAAACAAAGGATTTTTGAAGCTTCTTGAAAATGAGTGAAATTTTACAATTCAAGCATAAAAACGCCGCGATTGATCCTGATGTGGTGCTGCAAGAAGCGCAAGGCAATTATGAAAGCGTTATCGTCATAGGGTTTGACAAGCATGAAGCGCTAGATTGCCGGGCGTCTCTCAATTTAAGCCAAGCTGAAATCCATTGGATGGTGTCGGTATTTATGCACAAACTTTTAGCCGGCGATTATTCGGCTGACGACGATTAAGCTAAGCACGCTTCCCGGTCTTTTATTCGCCACCCATCACCACAAACTTTTTGCCAATATCGGTTTTTTATTTCCTTACGGTAAACAATGCCCGAACAAAACCCCTACCTTGACCAGCTGCAACAAGACAGCGAGGGAGAACTACGCCTATCGATGATGGGTGCGGTGGATAAACAGCCCGACGATGAAGCCGCTATTCGCAAGCTGGCCAAGGATTATGATTTACCGGTTGAAGCCGTGCGGCTGGATAGGCCTACGGTTGAGCGCAAAGCCAAGCTGGACGCCATCGACTACCCTACCCTAGCCAAACAAATGCCGGCCACGGCCAGTTTGTTTAAAGATCCGAACAATGCGGCGGTGGTGTATGACGACCTAGACAACCTGGGCGCCATGGAAACCGCGCTAAAGTACGGTAAGAACATCGGCAAATCGGCGGCAGCCGGATACTTTGGCTTTGGCGAAGGCGCAGCCGGTTTGTTAGAGAGTGGCGCGGATGCCTTGGCCGGCGTAACGGGTCCGGTTGCGGATTTTCTGGGTACGCCCGATGTACTGGGCCGGCCTTTGGCGCGCGACATTAAAGCGCTGCGTACTAATCAACGCGATTGGCGGGAATATTCAACACCAAAAAGCAGCGGAAACGTGGAAGCTGGGGTGTACTCCGGTATTCAATCGCTGACGCAAAACCTATTGACCGCGCCGCTGGCCATTGCCACCAATAATCCCGGTTTAATGTTAAACACTTTGGCCGGGGTAACCGGCGGGCAGTCTTACGGAAAAGCCCGCGACAAAGGCTTGCGCCCTGAGCAGTCCGCATTGTACGGGGCGGCGGATGCGGCGGTGGAATACGGCACGGAAATGATTCCGGTCGGTCGATTGTTTGGCGATTTAAAAGCCGGTTCCTCGGTGTTTAAAACCTTGGGCACCCAGCTGGCCGCCGAGATACCCGGGGAACAAGTGGCCACTGCGCTGCAAGATCTAAACGAATGGTCCATGCTCAACCCTGATCGCAGCTTTGGCGATTACCTGGCCGAGCGTCCGGATGCCGCGATTCAAACCTTGATTGCCACAGTGGTGGGTACCGGCGGCATGGTCGGCACGATTAAGGCGGCGGATGCTTTGGTTAACGGCCAACGCAATAAAGCCCAGTATGCTGAACAAGCCGGCGGCTTTATTGATCAGTTAAACGAATTAGCCGGTGCCAGCAAAGTTTTAAAACGCGCCCCGGATCTGATCAAAAACCTAGCCGATATGGCTTTGGCCGATAGTGACGCGCAAAACGTGTACATCAACGCCAACACCTTGGCGCAATCTGGCGTATTGGAACAAGTGGCTGCGGCTATTCCGGATGTGGCGCGGCAGTTGCCCGATGCCTTGGCCAGCAATGGCGAAATCAAAATAGCCACCAGCGACTATTTAAGCAAAATCGCCGGCGGCAGTTACGCGCAAAGCTTGACTGACCACTTGCGGCTGGAAGGCGACGAATTTACTCGGGCCGAAGCCAAAACCTACCAAGCCAATCATCAAGACGAGTTGAATACCACACTGGAACAGGGCTTAGCCTCCCAAGCCAAGGCCTTGGCCGCGCAGAACTCGCAACAAGCGGTTAAGGATATTGTGGCCGAGAAGCTGAACGCTATCAGCGCGTTTCCGTCCAAAACCGTCGCCGACCACAACGCCAATCTGATCGCCAGTTATTACGCCACGCAAGCCGAGCGCCTGGGCATGTCTGCTGAAAGCCTGTGGGAACGGATGCCGGTGAATGTTGAGCGAGTGATGGCGGGGAATCGGTTGTTGAGCCAAAGCACTACGCCAACCCAAGACAATGCGAACGAAGGCCCGTTTGGCCCCATATTAACCGAACACCAGCACAATGCCGCCAGCGCTATCGCCCAGCTTAAAACCTTGCAAACCGGTGAAGCTATCGGTGCTTTACATCATCCTGAAATCGGCGATATCGATTTGGTGTGGGGCAAGGAAGGTTCCGGGGCCAGCGATGGTTATGGCCTGGCAAAACTGATCAAATACCATCCTGAAGTCGTCGATAATCTACAAGAGATTTTATCGGCCATGCAGGTGGTATCGAGAAGTGAAAACCGCGTTAATTTAGAGTCTGTCGACCATAAAGCGGGAGTAAGGCTTAAGTGGGATAACCAAGCCAAGCATTGGCTGTTAACGGCATTTGAGAAGAGTAGCAGCGACGCCGCCACGAGGACAGACACTGACGGCATTGCTAGTGGAGATGACACAGCTCGCTCCACCATCGCTGAAGATAGTATAGATCAGGATTTAAACCAATACTATCAATCGATTGACAATAAACTAAACCAAACCCAGCGCGGGGCCTTCAACCCCGACACCCGCACCATCACCCTGCTAGACAATGCCGATTTATCCACCTTCTTGCACGAATCCGGCCATTTGTTTTTAGAGCTGCAGTTCGATCTGGCGGCGAATCTGGCTAAAGAAAACGACTTGGTAGGTTTGACCGATACCCAGCGCAAACTGCTGGATGATACCAACAAGCTGTTGCAGTGGTTTGGTGTGGACAGCCTGGACACTTGGTACAACATGGACTTTGAAGCCAAGCGCGGCTTTCACGAGCAGTTTGCTAAAGGCTTTGAGCAATACCTGTTTGAAGGCAATGCGCCAAGCTTGGAACTATCGCGCGTGTTTGCCAGCTTCCGGGCGTGGCTGCAACAGGTGTATCAATACCTGAAAAACTACTTTGACGATGTGCAGTTAAGCGATGACGTGCGCGGCGTGTTTGATCGGATGTTGGCCACGGATGAACAAATCGATTTAGCCCAACAAGGCCGCAGCTTGATGCCGCTGTTTAGTACCGCCGAGAAAAGCGGCCTATCTGATCAGGAGTTTGCCGAGTATCAAGCCGCTTGGAAAAACGCCACCAACGACGCCAAAGAGCAGCTGGCCTTGAAGGGCGTGCGCGATATGCAATGGTTGCAAAATGCCCGCAATCGCACCCTGAAAAACTTGCAACAACAGCATGAGGATTTGCGGCGACAAGTGCGCGCCGAAGTGCGGATGGACGTGTATGCCATGCCGGTATATCAAGCCTGGCAGTTTTTAACCCGTAAGTTAACCGCCGACGACAAGTTACCCGCGAAAAAGCCAGCGGCGACTGATCCTAATATGGTCGATCCGGCGCGTGACTCGTTATTTATTGCCATCGCCAAGCTGGGTGGCCTGGACAAACAAGAAGCGGTCGAGCGCTGGAACTGGGACCAAGTGGACCGCGCGCCGATGCCGGTGTTTGGTAAGCCGGTGGTGCGTAAAACCGGCGGTTTGTCGATTGAAGCCATGGCGGAAAAGCTGTTAGATGAAGGCTATTTAAACGCCGACAGCAACGGCAAGTTTGACATCCGCGAGTTTGAGCAGAAATTCGATGCAGAATCACGCGGCCAGGCGCAATACAGTAACCAGTTTGCCGCCGGGGATTTGTTGGGTGATATGCCCGCCGGTTCGCAAGTGGTTAATCTGTTGGGCTTGCAGGCGGCTAGGCTGGATTACTTTGAAACGGCGGCGATGGATGACATGCATGACGATGTGTTGAAAGCCTTGCAAGATCGCAAGATGACAGCCAGCACAGGTTTGCATCCGGATATTGTGGCCGAGCTGCACGGGTTTAGCTCGGGTGATGAATTGGTGCGCGCCTTGGCCGCTGCTACGCCACCCAAAGAGCTGATCGAGCAATTGACTGATCAGCGCATGATCCAAGAGCATGCCGAGCTATCCAGCCCCAAAGCGATTGACGAAGCCGCCAACCGGGCCTTATACAACGAAGCCCGCGCCAAGTTCGTGACCACGGAAGCCAATGCCCTGGCCCAAGCCACCGGCGGCGTTAAGTTGGTGACCGGTGCCGCGAAGGAAATGGCCGGCAATATGGTCGGTCGAGTAAAGGTGAGAGACTTATCGCCCAGCTTGTACAACCGCGCGGAAGCACGGGCCAGCAAGGCAGCATTGCAAGCCGAGAAAAAGGGCGATATCGAAACCGCAGCGGCGGAAAAGCGCAACCAAGTGTTAAACGCCCAGGCAGCCAAGGCGGCCTACGATGCCCGCGACGATATCGAAAGCGGCTTGAAGTATTTGAAGAAGTTTGACGGCGGCGGCTTGCCGACGATTGCGGCCGATTACAATGATCAGATATTGGCGATTCTGGACCGGTACGATTTTAGAAAGCTGAGCGATGCCGAGCGCAACCGCCGCGAGTTGTCCTTGTCTGAATGGTTGGCCGAGCAGGAAAACCAGGGCTTAACGCCCAATGTGCCGCCGGAGTTATTGCGAGAGCATCAGCGCATACCCTACAAAGATTTGACCGTGGAAGAACTGCGCGGGTTGATCGATACGGTTAAGCAGATTGCGCACATGGGCCGGGAGCAGAAAAAGCTGTTGGTGTTAAGCCAGAAGCGCAATTTCATGGAAATGGAAACAGAGGTGATGGACAGCATTATGCTAAATGCGGGTGACCGGGTGGCAAGTGATCGATCCGCACAAGATGCGTTTGGAAAGTTTAAAGAAGGCTTGGGCGGGTTTTTCTTTAGCCACATTCGGGCCGGGGCGATTGCCAGGGTGTTGGATGGCGGAAAAGATGGCGGGCCGATGTGGGATTACTTTGTGCGGCCGGCCAACGTGCGCGGCGAATGGGAAACCAGCAAGCGCGCCGAGTACACGCAAAAGCTGAGCAACATTATGGAGCCGGTGTTTAAAGGCGGCAAGTTAGGGGGCAAAGGTAAGTATTTCCCCACTATCCATCGCAGCTTAAACAAAACCCAAGTGCTGGCCATAGCGTTAAACATGGGCAACGATAGCAATATGCAGCGGTTGCTGGGCGGCGAGGGTTGGACGGAAAGCCAGATAAGGCCGGTAGTGGCGACCTTGACCGCCGACGATTGGCGCACCGTGCAAAAGGTGTGGGAACTGTTTGAAGAGTTTAGGACATTGATTGCCGACAAAGAGCGGCGATTGTATGGCAAAGAGCCCAACTGGATACCGCCAAAGCCTTTTGTGGCCATGTCCGTGGATGGGCCGATAGAGATGGCCGGCGGTTATTACCCGGTTAAGTACGATCCAAGGGCCAGCATTGGCGCCGAACAACATGCCGACGCTGAAGAAGCACGTGCGCAACTTAAGGCGGCCTATTCTGCTGCTACCACACGTCGCAGCTTTACCAAAAATCGGGTGGATGCGGTATTGGGCCGGCCTTTGCTTTTGTCGCTAGATGGGGTGTTTAACGGCTTAAATGAAGTGATCCATGATTTGGCCTGGCATGAATGGCTGATCGATATGAATAAGGTGCTTGGTTCCCGGCGTATCGATGGCGCGATTCGGCACCATTACGGGCCTGATTACGTGCGGGTGTTGAAGCAATGGGAAAAAGATATTGCCGGCGGCGACACTGCCACCATGCGCGGTTGGGAAAAGGCCGGGGCTTGGATGCGGCAGAATGTCAGTGCGGCGGGCCTGTCGTTTAACTTGATGTCGGCGGCCATGCAGTTTACCGGCGTGACGCAATCATTTGTGCGGGTGGGTGCGCCGTGGGTATCGCGCGGCATGTTGCAAATGATGGGGCAGCCTAAAGAAACCATGGCGTTCGTGAACGAACGTTCTGTGTTTATGAGCAACCGCAGCCGTACCAGGTTCCGCGAGTTGTCCGAGTTGCGCAACCGGATACAGTATCAAAGCGAAGCCAAGGCCGGGTTTGATTCGGCTAAGTTCTGGTTGATTATGCGGGCCCAAGGCTTGGTGGATTATCCGACTTGGTTAGGTGGATTTTATAAAGCCCTGGCCGAAAACCACGGTGAAGATAAAGCCGCCGCGTTAGCGGACCAGGCGGTAATCGATGCCCAAGGCGGCGGTGAAACCAAAGACTTATCTGCCATCGAAAACGACAAAAACCCGCTGAGCCGGTTGTTTACCCTGTATTACAACTTTATGGGCACCTTGCTGAATTTAGGCTTTGTCGAAACCCAAACCGAAAAAGACAAAGGCAAGCTGGCCGCCAAAATGCTGCTGTTGTTTACCGTGCCGGTGGTGCTGGAACATGCCTTGCGCGCGGCGTTAACGCCAGACGGCGACGACTGGGACGAAGTGGATTATGAAAAACATCTGAGGGAAATGCTGGGCGAGCTGGCCGATAAGGTGATTGGCTTGCTGGTGTTGGTGCGGGAATTTAAAGAGCCTATCAAATATGCAATCGGCCTGAGTGACCAAGTACGCAATTACGAAGGCCCGACTGGTTTGCGCCTGGTGGGTGATTCCGGCGACTTGGCCGTACAAGCCCAGCAAGGCGACTTTGACGCCGCTTTCCGCAAGGCCTTTATCAACGTAATGGGCGACGTGACCGGCCTACCCTCTGCACAAATCAACAAAACCTGGACCGGCGCCGAAGCGCTGGCCGATGACAACACCGATAACACCGCGGCCTTGCTGCTGGGCTTTAAAAAATAAGGGGACTTTATGACCGTAGCCGATGAACCGCGCAAAGCGGGGCCGTATAACTGTGATGGAGTGGTAACCGTCTTTCCGTTTAGTTTTAAAGTGTTTGCGGCTGCGGATTTGTTGGTTGTACACACTGATGCCAATGATGTCGAAACCGATTTGGCCTTAGCTGCCAACTACACAGTCAGTTTGAATAGTGATCAGGACAATAACCCGGGCGGGACGATTACGACGATTGGTGCGTATCCGCTCGGTGATCGCATTACGATGACGTCCGATATCGCCTATAGCCAAAATTTGCAACTGACCGGCGCCGGCGGTTTTTATCCGACGTCGATTAGTGATGCGCTGGACAGGGTAGTGATGCAGGTTCAACAAATCGTTGAACTGTTGAGTCGCACGGCACGCGCGCCATTGTCCGGCATTGGCTCATTGACGCCTTCGGAATGGGTGTTTGGTATAAATGCCTCCGGCGTAGCTACTTTGGTTAAGCTGGCAGATATTACACAGTCGGCTATTTCGGCGTTTATGTCGAATATTTTAGTATCCAGCGACAAACATCAAGCCCGAGCGTTACTGGGGGTAAAGACTAAAAACCACTTAGTAAATGGTTCGATGGCAATCGACACCATTTATGCAGGCGACACATATCCTGATGTTAGCGGCTATACATTAGATCAATGGTTTAGCACTAGGGTAGGCGCGGTGGCAGGGTGCAATATTGCTAGGGTTAGTTACTCTTTGGGTATTGATAACTATGCAATGAAAATTAGCAGGACGGCTGGAAATAATAGCAATGCCATGCTTATGAACTATCAGCCTTTAGAGTTGGTTAATTGCGCCATATTTCAAGGAGAAACGGTAACGTTTTCATTTTTGGCCGGTACTGGCGCAGACACCAGTGCATTAACTGGTAATGTTGCCCAGATTTATTATCAAACAACAGCTACAGAAAAAAGCCCTACAGATACATGGACTTTATTAGATTCACAAAACTTTTCTGTTACAAATAATAACCCGGGTAATTATTACGATTTCCAATTTTCCATCCCAGCAAATTCTACGCAGTTAATGGTAGCCGTTGGATTTGTTGTTAGCGGCATTGCTGGAGCCGATGATTCAAGATATTTAACTAATGCACAATTAGAAATTGGTACAAATAGAAGCGATTTTGAATGGATTCCGTATGACGAAAAATTAAAGCAGTGTCGAAGATACCTGCAAAAATCGTATTTTCAAGATATAAAAGTCGGTCAGTCTACGCCTATTTACTCAGGGCAATTAACGCAAATCGCGCTTAATACCAATTCATTTTATACCAGTTTCCCAGGCTTTAAGTTATCCGAAGAAATGCGCGCCGTTCCTAGTTTTGGTTTTTATAACGCCGATGGTGTCAACCATGGTTCTTATTATAATTATTCAATCAACGCCGTCGATAATGGTGTAGCTTTAAGTTTTGCGTCAACCAAGGAATTTGGCATTGGCAGTTCTTCAAACACCATGACAGTCGATCAACTTTACGCTACTCATTGGGTAGCCAGCGCGAGAATATAAGTATGTTTAGTATTATGCCGAATGGCTTTATTGTTCGCTTATCTGATGGCGTTATTATTCCAAACGACATCTCCAACAACGACTATAAAAAGTATCTTGATTGGAAATCGTTAGGAAACGAGCCATCAATACATGTGCCAACCCAATTAAGTGGGGCAACAAAAATCACCCGTTTAAAAGCGCGTTTAGCAATGGCTGATAAAGGTGTTTTAGATCAGCTGGAAAGCTGGATTGCTACACAACCGCAACAGGTTAAAGTGCTGTATGAAGATAGCGATTGGATTTTTAAGGATAACAGCATAGTAAAACAAGCCGCTTTGGCCTTGAATTGGAGCGATGCATTTTTAACGGAGTTATTTACATTGGCGGCGTCTTTATAGGGGGAATATATGAAATTATTTGGCTTTCCAATTGAAATTGACTGGCGACAAAAGGCCACTATTCGCGGGGCGATTATGTCGCTTTTTGCGGCCGTGGCTTTGATCAGTTATTTGGTGACATTAAATGCCGCGGTTCCAGGCGTGGTTATGTCAATCGGTTCCGGCTTGTCTGGGGCGCTTGGGCTACTGGTAAAAGACTGATGCTGGTCGAGCGCATTACAAACTCCACCATCTTAGGTTTTGATGGCGACAAAAGTCCGGACAACATGGACGCTTATCAGCTGGTCGGGCAGATAAAGTACACGGATGACGTGGCAATTGTTGAAGCCGTGCTGGGCAATCTGCCGATTGAGCACATGCGTGAATTAGTGGCCATTTGCTTACGGCGGAAATGTCGGTTTATCGTGTCCAAACGTAGTGAGCACAGTTGCTTGCCCGTGGGTCACGTTGTTGAAAGTGGGCCATTTGCCGGCTGGTGGTACATCGTGCTGGATGAATTGATCGGCACGCGCTTTAGATCTGTACATCACCCGGTTCCAGGTTAACGTACCGTTGCAAGGTTGACCATTGGCTATGCAGGGTGACTTGCTGCATGTCGACAATCGACAAACCTTGTTCTGACAAGCGGCTGGCTGCTTCGTGGCGTAAATCGTGGAAGTGCAAGCCTTGTATATCCAGCAAATGGCAGGCACGGGTAAAGTAGCCGCCGATGGTTTTGCTGTTGTAGGGGAAAATACGTCCTTTGCGCTGGCCGTGCTTCATAATGATCTTGTACGCGCTGCGCGGCAGTTTGGCCCATTTTGATAGATCTTTTTTGCGGGGATCTTTAAGGCCGCGAACTAGAATCGTGCGCTTGTCGTGGTTGATGTCTTCCCAACGTAATTGGGTTATTTCATTTTGCCGGCGGGCGCTGTAGATAGCAAACCACATAATATGCAGCATCCACGATCCGGCAAAGTGCCGAGATAGCGCATACAATTCCTGCTTGGTTGGTCGTCTTTCCCGACGGGTCGATTTAGCAATCAATCCTTCCTTTCGTAACACTTCCCGCGCGGCGTCGAATATCGATAGATCCAGGCCCAGTTCATGGGCGCCGCTCATGGTCTTTAGTACCGTTCCTATCCATACCAAATCATTACCGGCAGTTTGCGGCAAGCATTCCGTGTTGCGCTGCTTGACATGCTTTATCAAATCGCCGGCTTTTAAGTCGTGCACATCCAGCTTAGCAATGTCGTGCTTGATCAGTTTGGTTAAGTCCGCTAACTTGCTGCGGCCAGTGGGCCGAAACTCTTCAATATACTGCTCAATCACCTGCCCTAGCGGCAGCCGGTCTTTGCGGCCGTAAACATCATTTTCCTGCAATTCGACTTCGCGCTGTTTGGCCCAGTCGGCAGCCAGTTTTTTTTTCAAAAACGATTTGCTTTCTCGATGCACAATAGTGCCGCGTTTTTTGATAACGATCTCCGCCCGGTAAACCGGCGTGCCGTCTTTCTTGAGTCGCTTGGTTATCGTCGCCATGTGGTACGCCTAAAAGTTAAGGCGTACTATAGTCGTACCAATTTATAAAATTAGCAACAATTCAAACGTATTTGAAGCAAATAAAATGCAATTAAAACAACATGAACAGTTTAACTTGTTTTCTGTGGCGCCTATGCTGGATTGGACTGACCGACATTGTCGGTATTTCCATCGAACCTTATCCCGACATGCCTTGCTGTACAGCGAAATGGTCACCACCGGCGCCATATTATTTGGCAACCGCGATCGGCATTTACAGTTCAGCTCAGCAGAACACCCGCTGGCTTTACAACTAGGCGGCAGCAATCCAGCGGATTTAGCAGAGTGCGCAAAAATTGCCGCCGACTATGGCTACGACGAGATCAATTTAAATGTCGGCTGCCCTAGCGACCGGGTGCAAAATGGCCGCTTCGGCGCCTGTTTGATGGCCGAACCCGATTTGGTGGCCCAATGCGTGGCAGCGATGCGGCAAGCCGTGTCTATACCGGTAACGGTGAAATCGCGCATCGGTATCGATGATCGCGATTCTTACGCAGAACTAACACACTTTATAAATACTGTAGCGGCGGCGGGTTGCCAGACGTTTATCGTGCATGCCCGCAAAGCCTGGCTATCCGGCCTGTCACCCAAGCAAAATCGTGACGTACCGCCACTGCGTTATGACGTGGTGTTGCAATTGAAGCAAGATTTTCCGGCGCTTAATATAGTTATCAACGGCGGCATCGAATCCTTGGATAGCTCGCTGGAACTATTGACGCAAGTTGACGGGGTAATGCTGGGCCGGGAGGTTTATCACAATCCGTATTTACTAGCGGAAGTAGACCAACGCTTGTTTAACGACGAGCATCCAATCCCATCGCGGCAAGAAACGGTATTAGCCCTGCTACCTTATATAGAGCAGCAATTACAACAAGGCGTGAGAGTGCATTGCATTAGCCGGCATATGCTAGGACTATTTCATGGTGTCGATGGCGCGCGGGCCTGGCGCCGCCATCTCAGCGAAAACGCTACTCGTTTTGGAGCCGGCAGTCAGGTGATTTTGGACGCCTTAGAATTTACAGTTTGATGCTGTATACTCACGACATTTTTTTACTCGGGGGCGGCAATGGAAGAATATTTCTCCAAAATCATTCAGGCAATAGGCGAAGACGTGAATCGGGAAGGTTTGCGGGACACGCCGAAACGGGCCGCGAAAGCCTTTAAATTTCTGAATAACGGTTACGATAAAACCCTGGAAGAGGTACTGAACGGCGCGATATTTCAAGCGGACACCGAGGATATGGTGATCGTAAAAGACATCGAGCTTTACTCGCTATGCGAGCATCATCTATTGCCTTTCATCGGCAAATGCCACATCGGATACCTACCAAAAGGCAAAGTCTTAGGCCTGTCCAAACTGGCACGGATCGTTGATATGTACGGTCGCCGCCTGCAAATCCAGGAACAATTGACTCGGCAAATCGCCAAGGCGGTAGAAACAGCCATCGACGCCCGCGGCGTAGCGGTGGTCATCGAAGCGAAGCATTTGTGCATGATGATGCGCGGCGTGGAAAAACAAAACTCGGTGATGACTACCTCGGTGATGCTGGGTATTTTTCGAGAAGAAATCAGTACCCGTTCCGAATTCCTCAACCTCATTAACCGCTGAAAAACATGACCGACACAAGCGCGAAAAAAGTTGGGGTCTTACTGGTCAATCTAGGATCGCCCGCCTCCCCTAAAACCGGCGATGTGCGCCGCTTCCTGCGCGAATTTCTCGGCGACCCACGCGTGGTCAATCTGCCCAGACCCTTATGGTGGCTGATTTTGAATCTGTTCGTGCTGCCATTTCGCCCCAAAAAATCGGCGCATGCCTATCAATCAATCTGGACCGAACAAGGCTCGCCGTTGATCGTATTCACCGAAAAGCTGACCGCCAAGTTGCAAGGTTTTGCGGGCGTAGACGGCTCCAATCTAGTCATCGATTGCGCGATGCGCTACGGCAAACCAGCCTTGCGGGAAAAGCTGCAAAACTTTCAGAAACAAGGTGTCCACGAGATCGTCATTCTGCCCTTGTATCCGCAGTATTCCTCCACCACCACCGCCTCGATTTTCGACGTGGTGGCCGAGGAATTTGTCAGTTGGCGGCACATGCCTGGCCTGCATTTCATCAGCGATTTTCATGAACACCCCAGTTACATCGAAGCCTTGGCGCAATCGGTGCGCCAGCATTGGCAAGCCAATGGCCAAGCTGAATTGCTGTTGCTGTCATTTCACGGCTTGCCGGCTAAGCTGACCGAATGGGGCGACCCCTATTTCTATCAATGCCAAACCACCGGTCGCCTGCTCGCCGAGCAATTGGGACTGAATGACCAACAATGGAAATTGGTATTTCAATCGCGTTTCGGCAAAGCGGAATGGCTGAAACCTTATTGCGTGGAAGTGTTGCAGGAATTGCCGCAACTAGGCATCAAAAACGTGGACGTGATTTGTCCGGGATTCTCGGTAGACTGTCTGGAAACACTGGAAGAAATAGCCATCGCCAACCAGGAGATTTTTCTGGAAGCCGGCGGCGAGACATATCGTTATATTCCGTGTTTAAACGACAGCGATGCACATGTCGAGGTGATGCTTGATTTAATCAAAACCGTGCACTAAATAAAGCGCGGCACATAAAAACCGGGGGTAATATGCAACAAAACATCTTACAAAGCTGGAACGACGAATGGCCGGCAGTGCGGTCGAGCCAACCCTTGCCCACCGGTGAAGGCGTCATTGATCAAGGCGCGTTTAACACCATTGAAGTGGACGAACTGTTCGATTACGTCAACTACGCCAGCACTACAGCCGGTAAAACCGTGCTGTATCGCTCGCTAAGCCAACCCTTGAACGATCTGGATGCGATAGCCGCCAAACAAGCAGCGGTGCGGGAAATTCAAGACAATCCGGATGTGCGCGCCAACGTCGAAAATATTATCGCCAACGCTGCCTCAGCGGAAAACCGGCTTTATTTATTGTTATTCGGCGAATTTCTCGGTGGTTTCGGCACGGCGCGCGAAGACCATCAAATCGAAGGTTACGGCTACAAACAATATGTGCGCGGCGTGCGCGTGGTCTTGAGTCTGGTCGGTGCTATCTACAACTCCGGCAAGCCGCAAAGTCCTTATCTGCAAAGCGTCTTCGAGAAGATCGGCAATTTTTCGCACAGCAACGAATACTCGCTGATGGTCGGCCCGGTCTACAACAGTGAGAAAGGCCTGCAAAGCAAGGAGGAACGCAAAAACTCGTTCTCGCCGGCGACTATCTTCCGGCCCACCTTGTTCAAACCGATGTTGATCGGCTTGCTGATCGCCGCGATCTGGGGCTTGATGCAAATTTTCCCGACCGATATGTTTCAGGTCACCCGTGACGGCTTGTCGGTCGCTTCGGTGTTTTTTCTGCCCTTGGCCTTGGCTTATATTCCGGTAATCGGCGGTTATGATCGAGACAACTGCATCATTCCGTTACGCAACATCTATCGTAATTCACAGGCGCTCGGCGATATGCTGGATGGCCTGGGCCAACTCGACGAATTGCTAGCCTTTATTAAGTATGCCGAAGATTACGGTAGCGAGATGGTGCTGCCGGAACTGAACGCCAACGAACATCACAATATCAAATTAGTCGCGGCGAAAAACCCGGTACTGGGCCAAAAAAACCCAGATTATGTCGGCAACGATTTCAGCATGGACGACGAGCGCCTGGTTTGCGTGACGGGTCCCAATAGCGGCGGTAAAACCGCATTTTGCAAAACCGTCACCCAAATTCAATTGCTGACGCAAATCGGCTGTTTCGTGCCGGCCCAAGCTGCCAGCTTGAGCGTCGCCGACCGGATTTTCTATCAATGCCCAGAGATTAGTCACCTCGACGACGGCGAAGGCCGTTTCGGCACAGAATTGAAACGCACTCGCGATATTTTCCTGGCCAGCACCGCAAAAAGCTTGGTGGTGCTTGACGAAATGGCGGAAGGCACTACCTTTGAAGAGAAGATGCAGTCGTCTATCGACGTGCTGGACGGTTTTTACCGCAAAGGCAACAGCACCATTTTAATTACCCATAACCATCAACTGGTGGACGAGTTTGTGAAAAGAAAAATCGCAGTCCCCAAACAAGTGGAATTTGCCGACGACTTGCCGACTTTTAAATTGATCGCCGGCATTTCCCGGGTCAGTCACGCCGACCGTGTGGCGAAAAAAATTGGTTTTTCCAAGCAAGACATCGATAACTATTTAGCGAAATCATGAAAATAGGCACCCCTGACAGCGTCAGCGCCACCAAAGCTTTATTACTGGGCAGCGGCGAATTGGGCAAAGAAATCGCCATCTCGCTGCAACGCTACGGCGTGGAAGTGATTGCAGTTGATCGCTATGCCGGTGCGCCGGCCATGCAAGTCGCGCATCGCAGCCATGTGATAGACATGACCGATGCAAATGCAGTGAAAACGCTGATTGCCAGCGAACAGCCGCATTACATC